CTTGCTACTTGCTAGGTCGTAGTTACCTTCTGTGGTACCACCACCTGTTGCGTCGTTGATAAGACCAGGGTTCTTCTCAGTAGTAGCTGTTGGAGGTGTACCACCATCAGTACCAGAGAATTGAGCGTCTGGCTCATCGAAGAATGCTTCGTTGCCTGTCTGGTTAACATAGCGTGATCTCATTGCGAAGATCAAACCAGTTGGACCATTCATAGGCTGAACGCCAGCGATGTCATAAGCAATAAGCTTAGGCATAGCACGACGTATTAAACTGATAAGAATAGGGTCGAAACCATATACGTTACCAGCACCTGTTGTAGGTGTATTGATAGGACCAGCGTTTGTTGGTGCCTCGGTGAGGATTTGCTTTTCCTCTCTCAAGAATTTCTCTTGGTTTTCTAGGAGTTGTGCGGTTACCGCCCTACGATAGTTGTCCTTGATTTCAGGAAGACCATCATGCTTTAGTACGGGATTCCACTTCTCCTGTAATTGTTCTGTGTTAAACATTTTAAAATGTTAGAAATTAGAAGTGAATTAGATCCTTTTAGCTAGAGCTTCGACATATGCTGCCATGCTCTCACTAACAGTTTCAAGTTGTTTGTCAGCTTCTGGTGCTGACTCTTCTGAAGCAACTTCAGTCTTGGTCTCTACCTTCGGAGTTCCGAAGTATGATTCCTTAATCTGACCTAGCTTCTCACGATACGACTCTTCAGTCTTGAATTCAACGGCTTCAGCAAGTGAGGTGAACTTATCCTTCTGGACTTCGCTATCGAGTCCTCTGGCTAGTTCATTCAAAATCTCATTTTTACGATAGGTACCTACTACCTCGTGAAGTTCGATGTTCTTCTGGACCTGCTCATTAAGTCGGCCTTCCATCTCATCTAGTTTCTCGCTCATCTGAGCAGCAACGTCCAGTTTCTCGTCAGGTACGTTGATGTTGCTCTCGATGAACAATTTCTTTAATCCTTCAATGAATGCTTCAGTGACTTCTGTACGAAGACCCTTTTCAATGGCAAGTTCATTCTCCTTAAGCCATTCCTCTGCAGCATATGAAAGGAAATTCTCTACGCGACCAGCAAATTCTTCCTTGATGGATTCAATTTCCTCAACGAATTTACCAGCGGCTTGTTCCTTAAGACCCTCAACCTTTTCTGCTACTCGTGAATCGACAGCAGCCTCGAATACAGTCTTGGCTCTTTCTTGGAATTCTTCTGAAAGGTCAGCACCTGCTAGTACAGCAGTAATGTCCTCTTTGACCTCTTCTTCTTTGGACTCCTTGGCGGGTTCCTCAGCAATTACCTCACCTTCAACTTGTGTATCATCAAAGATCTTAGCGGAAAGTGCACCAGGCATTTTAGAAGAAGCACCCGATGGCTTCATCTTAAGTGTCTTGTCTTTCTCTACCCCTACAGGAGCAGCAGCCCTCTTGCCGACGTTTGCGTCGCCTTCTGGCTTATCTTTTGCATTACTAGAAGCTACTTCAACAGCGTCGTTCTTGAGGTCAGACTTCTGCTGAGGTACAGCACCACCAGTAATAGCGGTATTGCCAGTTGCGGCATCTTCAGAAACTTCTACGGATTCAACTACTTCCTCTTTAACTTCGGTAGCAGCTTTCTTTTCCGCGATAAGTTTCTCAAATTTTTCATCGATTTTGGACATTTTTACGTGACTCCGTAATAGATCTGCGGTAAATTGCTATTTTTATTTATAATTTATATACTTCTTAGGAAAGCCGCGAACGCGGAAACCTTTCTTTCTTGAAGTTCTTGTGGGTTTGGGGCATTGTCAAGTTGTTCCTTGACTGCCTCAATGGATTGTTCTTTGAACCTTCCATCTACAGTGACCCACTCACGTCCTTCATAGATACCTTCTACAAATGCATCAGGTGCTGAAGGATCAGCCACGATATCCGCAGCGGTGGAAAGCATGAAGTCATCAGCGACTACTTGAGTATTTCCTTCACGCTTAATTGAACCCAGTCCTCTAGAAGAGACACCGAGTTGGACACCTTCTTCAAGTAAGCTCTTAGCGATCTTACCCATCGGAGTATCCATTAGTTTTGCCTTACCCATGAAGTTAGTTCCTTCAGGATAAAGTTCAACAATCTTGTGTGAAACACGATCTAGATTTAGGGTTGGACCTTCAGGGTGTCCAAGCTCTCCCAATGCTCTACCTTTGTTCGTGAATTCTTCGTTGTATTTGGCAACCTCTCTGTTCAATGTGTCGAACTTGTACATACGACCATTGCGATTGGTTATCTCACTTTGTAGAAAGATACCTTTAATATAGGTAGATTTCTTACCGTCTTTTTCTTCGGTAAGAACCTCTATATCATTGTTCTGTTCCGTTATCAGTTTCATTTTTAGGCTCCTCTACAGGATCTTTTTTGGTTGCTTCGACATCAGGTGATTCATCTGGATTCTCAATAGCTTCAGGGTCAGGTTTAACATCTCCCTCTGGGGGAACATGCGGAAACATCCTGTTAGCTATATCCTGCTTCGATACATCCACTGCCATAGCAGCTTTAGTCTGAAGCATGTCTTTGAGTTTTCCCAGAGCATCAGCCTGGTCGTTGTCCCAAAGCAAATCAACGATCTCTCGTTCTTGTGTTGCCATAATAAAGTTTTAAACTAACAATTATTTATTACTTTTTGCTACTTGAGGGCGCGGGGGCAGGTTTGAGTGCTGCCTTGGTTTGTGCTGCTTTGAGCTTTTCATCTGCCTCAGCATTGTCAAGTTCTTGCTGCATCATGCCCATATCCATCTGCTGCATTTCAAGAGGATCTAAAATCCTTCCTTGTTTAATATCGTCAGACATCTGTGCATCCATCTCACGTTTCTCAACCTCAGATTGCTTGAGAATCTCAGTACGTACGAAATCAGTAGAGAAGTAGCGACCCATGTATGGTTCCATAGCAGCGATCACACCTAGCTTCTCATTTAACATTTCAATATTCTTAAGTTCTGTGAAGTGATTGTCATATAAGTAATCGTACTGTATATGCTCCTTCATATCTTCCCAGTCCTCAGGTGTGATAACACCTTTCAGAATGAGTTGAGTCTTAAGAATGTCTTGGAACATCTCACTAAACTTCTTACGAAGCTTACCAACGAACTTAGTAAACTTAAGTTCATCACGCATAATCTCGGATGATCTTCCAATGTTGAAACTCTGTTGAGAATCTAATCTACCACTAGGTACGTTCAGTGCCTTGTATAGTTTTGTTTGGAAGTATTGGATGTCACTAAGTTCTCCAAGATTCTGTCCACCTGGGAGCGTAGTGATTTCAGTTCCTCTACCGCCTTCCCTTCTTGGTAACCAGAAGTCTTCGAGCATCGACATGTATTTTCTGTCATCTCTAATCTCTCCAGTATTAGCATCGTAAACTAGCTTGTTACGATACCTTCCCATCACCTCACGTAGGTATTGTTCTGCCTTAATCTTAGGTAGATTACCCACATCAATATAGAAAATCCTACGCTCAGGTGCGCGAGAAATTCTATAGATGACAAGAGAGTCCTCAATCATTTGAAGTTGATTGAGAACCTTAATTGCCTTGTGAAGGTATGATAATACTATATTCTTATTAGTATCAAGTATACCTGAGGTGACATATGTTATCGCATCTTTCGCAATCTTTATTCCAGAATTTGCGGAAGTGTTCTTTAAACCTTTTGGATTGTATATGAAATACTCATCTACCTTACCAAAGTCCAGCTGTTGAAATTGATCTGCTGTCTTAGGTATCTTGTTTATCTGCCTTACTTTTTTAATCTTTTGTGGATCGATATAACGTAGATCAAGAATACCATCTTGAGGTTTCTTTAAATCGATTACCTTATGATAATACATACGCCCATCGATGTACCATCTACGGAACATCTCATGGGCTTTAGTATCAAATCCTATTAAGTTTTTAATATAATCGAACTCTGTTCTGATCATTTCTTTGACAGAATCACTGACATCTAAGTTTGCCAGATCTATCTGTACAGGCGAATCGTTCTGATCTGTGACGATTGCCTCTTGTATGATATCTTCAATTGCACTGTCTACTTCAGGGTGCATCGCCATCATGCGATACTTAACCACCATGTCGTACTCAGTTTTAAAGTTACCGTCTAAGTCAACGTAGGTTCCATGATAACCTCCTGCGATGAAACTGGTGGCACCATCTTCATTCGTGGGGGCAACAGGAGAAGGAGCACTTTTCTTTAACTCCTCCTCTCT